ATACCCGCCACAACAGTAAGGGCCGTAGAAAGAAGGTTGTAAAACCACCCCTGAACATTGGAAATGACATTGTGGAAGGCCGTTCCGATGTTAGAAGCACAGGCCCCCAAAGCGTTCCAGATACCCAAGGCGATATTCGCCACGGACAGGCCAAGGTTTTTGAAGAAGGCGATCACCACCATGATTCCGCCGCAAATCACACCGAAGCCACTATTGGCAACGCCGGTGAACTTTGCAACTGCCGCACAAGCCGCATAGATAGCCGCAATCACGGCGATAATCAGAAGGATGATCCATGTAAGGGGGCAAGCCAAAAGCGCCGCATTTAGGCCCTGCTGGGCCGCTGTTGCGGCAAAGGTGGCAACGCTCCAAGCGGTAGTCATTGCTGTGTGAATTGCCTTAACTGCGGCCTGAACCGCCATAATGGTATTTCCAACCAACATTACGCCGTTATAGATCAGCATAGCGGCCACAATGCCCATGATAATGGGCTGAATCCAACTCCAATTATCCACCACCACGGAAGCAATGGAAATCAGAATATCCAGCACCGAAGAAGCGATATTGGCAACCCCGGCAAGGCCATTGATCAGGGCCGTGGTCACTTGCTGGAACTTGGAACTGTTGGCAATCTGATTGATTTTGGTCAGGATCGGGGCGAACATGGAAAGGGCCTGATTCTTCATCCCGGCCCAAATCTGCGCCCAAGTTTTGGGCATGGAATCGAACTTTGCGTTGGTTTCGTCCGCCATAGCAAACATGGCGTTCTTCACCACTTCAGCCGTTACCTTGCCTTCCTGTGCAACCGTCTTAATGGAACCTTCCGCAATCCCCATATACTTTTCAATGGCTCTTGCGATACCCGGCGCACCGTCCAGAATAGAGTTCAGTTCTTCACCGCGAAGCGCCCCCGCCGCCATCGCCTGTGTAAGCTGGATCATGGCGTTGCTCTGTTCTTGGGCCGTAGCACCGCCAATAACAAACTGTTTGTTCACCTGTTCCATGAAGGCAATGACCTGATCCATATTGCCACCGAAGGCGTTACCGGCGTTCAGGCCAAGTTTCGCAACGGCGGAAGCGGTGTCAAAATAAGCGGATCGGGAACGCTGGGCGGAAGCCATGATCTTCTGTTCCAAGGCTTCAACGGAACCGCCATCATCCACAAGCAAATTCAATCGGGCTTTGGTGCTTGCCAATTCATCCGAAATGTTCAGCACCTTATTGATCCCGGCGATACCACCAGCGGCAATGGCAACTTTCTTGATGATGGACAGAAGCCCGTTGGCGGAATTGCTACCCCCACGGATGGAATTGTTGAAATTCTGCTGTTCGTTGTTGGCGTTCCTGATATTTTCTTCAATGGTATCAAAGGCGGTTCCCGCTTTCGCCCATTCTTCACGGGCTTCCCGGATTGCCGCCGTGTCAACGGCTCTACCGGAAGCCTGTTGCATGGCTTCAAAGGTGTTCAGCACAACCCCCATTGCCTTGTGCATACTCTGAAGGGGGCTGGTAACACCATCATAAAGGGCAATAGCGGCCCGGATGTTTCCCACAGGGATCACCACCTTTCTTGGAGAATAGAAGCCGGGGCCTTAATGGTGGCGGCCCCGGCGCTGTTTTCGTTCAATTTCCTTCTGCTTCTTCTTTTCAGCTTCCACCCGAACATCAATGGCCGCAATGATGAAGGCCCGTTCACGGCGGGGCAAAGCATAAAAGGCGGAAGGTGTCAAATGAAGTTCGTGAAGGCAATAGTAAGCAATGTTCGCTTCACCATCACCTTCACAGATTAGTTTTTTGCTTCATCAACCTCATCCTGCATGGTGGTATCAAAACCACACACTTCCTGAATCTTGGTCAGGTATTCGGCATATTCGCCGGGGGTCAGCATGGTTTTCAGAAGGGCATCAGCGCCCATGACCTTGTAGCTGTCCTGAAGTTCCTTATCATTCAGATTGGGGAACACGGTACAAGCCACGGCCAGCTTGCCAAGGTAAAGATCATAGTCGGTTTCCTTCTGATACTGGTTCTTCTTGCCGGGAACCGGAACACGCTTGGCACAGGACTTCCGAAGGGCTTCATCCTCGGTGCCGGTGATGGTCTTGATCTCCCAAGGAATGGGGTTGCCATCCTCACCCAAGAAGCGTTTAGAAGCAACAAACTTGATGTTCTCAACGGGAACGGCGTTTTCAGCCAAAAAAGCGGACAGGCTCATTGTTTTTTTCCTCCTATATTTTGATACGAAAAAAGGCCCCGGCCCCTACCGAAGTAAGGCCGGGGCGCTCTGCTTACTGCATACCGGCCAAAAGGCTGAAGGTTTCGGGCATCTCGAAATCTTCAAAGGTGAAGTCCATATCTTCATCCAAGTATTCCGCATCAGCATCAAACTTGGCAAGCAAGCCGCCGTCCATATTGCAATCCTTCAGGATCACGGTCTGACGGCCCACGGAAGAAGTGGGATCTTCATTTGTCACCTGAATGTCAAAATAGACATCCTCGCCGGTGTCCTTATAACGCTTCATCAGTTCACGGAAGATGGAAGTGTTATAGTGGAAGGTGGCGGAACCCGTACCCTTCCAGCCGGTGGCCTTATTGCCCTTGCCGGTCTTGCCCAAAATGGGAACTTCCGTTTTGTTCTTCTCAAAGTTGGCTTCAAGGTTGATAGCCTGCATGAAGTTGTAACGGTTATCCCCGATGGTCACGAAACATTCAGCCAAGGAAGCGGAAACAGCATCCTTGGCGTTCATGATGGTTCTATCTGCCATGATGGTTGTACCTCCTTACTGAACATAGACGGTCATATAAAGCTGTTCCATAGCGTTCACGGGGGTCACATAATCAGTAACCACCACGGATTTCTTGGTATCGCCCTTTTCAACCGTCACATTTTCGCCGCTGAAGTTCTCAATGGCCCGAATATCCTGAAGTTCCGTGTGGTGCTTCACAATATCGTTCCAAAGGGAAATCCGGCCAGCGGCATCATTGGGAACCTTGCCAAGATACTTCTTGCCGAACAGAACGGCAATATCATTGGCGATCTGATCCAAAACTCGGATCGTCTGGTTGCTGGAAAAGTCGCTGGACTTTTCATCCGTGATGGAAATGAAGCTGTTAATGTCAGTCAGGACACACACCGCTTCATCCACACGATGGAACATGAAGGAACCTTCCTTGATACCGTTTTCAAGCTGGGTCTGCGTGAAATCGGTATCAACATCATATTCACCATCATAGGTCATGTTGGTGGCGCTCTTATTGACCGCCGTTCCGCCGATCACGCCCGTAACCCAAGGGATCAAGGCGGTGGAAGTCTTGTCAGAAGTCAGGCCGTTCTTGACGCTCACAACGCCTTCATAATCGGCCAACTTCTGGAAAAGAACCACCTGAAACTTCTTGCCCACATCATCACGCATCCGCTTTGCGAAGGCCGCAAACAGGGCGGTGATGGTGGCCTTGCTCTCGGTGCAACCCATAGCGTTGAAGGTGTACGCTTCCGCCTGATCAAGATAGGTCTGATAGTCGGAATCGGCCACGGTGCCATTGGTGCCGCCCGTCAGGGGCAAGGAAGCGGTCAAAGAAAGAGTTCCGCTGGACTTCCAATCCACATAGGCATTGGCCTTCAGATCGGTGATAGCGGCCACACCTTCCTGAAGATCAACCTGAACGGTTCCCAAGAAGGTTGCCACATCGAACAGCGGCTTCTGTTCTGCGGTGTTCTCATTCGCCGTGATAACGGTACGAAGATCATTACCACGGGTGCCGGGGTATTTGGCCGTTGCGTAGGTGTTAGCCGCCTTCACGCCGCTGGTGCCAAGGCGGAAGAAATGAACAGTTTTGGCGTGAAGGAAGATTTCACGCATAGCCTTCAGTTCATCCGCCGTGTACGCATAGCCGAAAATTTTCTGACTGTTCTTGATAAAGTCAGCCTGTTCCACCGTGAAAATCTTGCCTTCAGGCCCCCAATTCATAGCAAGGGGGATGGTGACAATGCCACGGTCAGAAAGGGTGGCGCTTGCCTGCGCCACAGAAATGAAGTTGATATATGCACCGGGCAGAACCTTGTTCTGCACCAAGAAGGTGCCGCCGCCAAGGGCCATATTATTTCACCTTACCTTTCATAAAGTCATTGATCAGCCCATCAATCTGATCGAAGGTGTATTCCTTCCCATCTTCCAAAAGGACAGACAGAAGATCACGCCGGTCAGCGTAACGCCTGAAGGTCAACACCCGTTCTTTGGGGAATACCACCGGGGCCGTGATGGTCGGTTCCTGTGCGGTGGCGGCTTTCTTTCTGGTAGCCATTCAATCACCCTTTCTTTGGCTCCACAGTAGTTTCCAAGGTTTCCATTGCGGTTTCCTCGGTTTCTCTGCGAAGTGTCAAATTGTAGTTCACGAAGAAGTGAAGAACCCCGTCTTGCACTTCATAACTCATGGAAGTTCCGTGAAGCACATCCCCATTGGGAAGGGTGATGAACTCCAAACATTCCATCAAATCCCCGGCCATAGTGAACAATTCAGCGTTGTTTCTCCCGCTGGTTGGGAAATAGTGAACATCCAGCGGGTTCCGGTTCATGAATCGGTTCTTCTGCAACGGGGAAATGTCAGGCTTCAGGACAGCAATGAAAAAACAGGGTTCCTTGAAGCCCTGTTCCACATCATTCTGATAGATTTTGTACCCGGCTCCAAAGGCGGCGTTCAGCTTCATGGAAACGCCTTTGATAATTTCATTGATCAACTGAACACCCCCTTCAAAGCGTCATACAACATATCATTCAGAATGGATGGGGCCAAGGTTTTCACTTCCTGTTCAGAAATCGTCAGCATGAACCGCCCCTTCACCCAACTTGCCTTCAGGGTCTTTCCCAAGGCGGGAACATAGCGCCCCGGTGTTTGCCGGTGGCCGTATTCCACATAGGACGCATATTCCAAATTGTTGATGATGGTCACGGTGTACTGATCCCCATGTTTTTCAATGGGAAGGATCGTCCAAGCGTCACGCAAGGAACCGCCACGATAACCGGGCCAATATTCTTCCTTGGCTTCATCCGTGGCATACGGCGGAACCACACCAACGGGGGTTCTTTTCTTCACCTTATTCAGAAGGATTTGGGCAATCTTCTTGGCGGCATCCCGGCAAAGCCGATCCATGTCAACTTCCGAAAGCTGTTGAAGGCGTTCATCCAGCTTCTTCAATTCCCGGTAATCACATCGGCCCCATCTTCCCATCAGGCCCACCCCCTGAAGGGTTCAAGCATGATTTCTTGATGGTTGGAGAAAACACCCGGTTCACCGGAACGGGAATAGGTGAAGGTTCGTTCCACATCGTTTGGCCGGGTGACAATGATCTTGCATCCTGCGGGAACCTTCACATCCGGGGAAAGGAACAGCTTCACCACCTGTTGGGCGGTTGCCACTTCATCCCCGTTTGTTGAAGTTAATGTTTCAAAAGACAGCTTGCACGGCTGATCCTGAAGAAGCGGCTTTTCTTCAGAATCCGTCAGGTGGGTGACAGGATCGGTGACTTCCTCACGGATGAAGATAGAACACCGATCCTTCCACAACCGTTCCAAGGCGGTTCGCACGGCCTTATTCACCATACCAACCGCCTATAACGGTAGATTTCACCAATGCGCCCGTTGATCAGATAATCAATCAGGCTGTTCAACCTCTGTTCAGGGGTTGAACTACCTTCACCAAGGGCAAAGGTAATGTTGGTGTCACCTTCCTGAATGGATTTCACCGCCGCATCCAAATCAAACCCTTCAAGCTGTCCAGAACACTTCTTCATGTTCAGGTATTCGCCCACGGCCATAGAAACGGCCAGACTTTCCAACCCCTCCGGGATTTCGGAAAGGTTGGAAAGGTTTTTGATCCTCCATTGAACATTGGTCAAAACCATATCCAACAACGGATCATCAGCGGCCCCCGCCACGCCAAGGGCCGTTAGCATTGCAACCGCTTTATCACGCAACGGGGTTCACCGCCTTTCTTACGCCGCCGTGATTTCGTACCAACCCTTGGTCTGGGGGTTGTCACCGGAACCGGGCGTGACCTTCACATAGCCGATACCGGAAGCGGCGTAATAGGTCTTGTCGCTGGAAACCGTGGTGTCAGCGGTGACAGCGGCGGAACCGGTGATGATCTTCACCGCCTTGGCTTCATTGGTCATGGCCGCAAGGTAATACTTGCGGGAATAAACCGTGTTGCGGCGGATGTTGCCTTCACGCTCCTGTTCCACTTCCGTACCCTTCTTGTTGAACAGGGTAACAGCTTCCTTGGTGGCAATGACCACCTTGCCGGTTTCGGCGTTCTTCTTGGTGTAGATGTTGATACCGCCCACGGTGCCAACATAGCCCTGCTTGGCGTATGCTTCCACATACTTCAGATCGTCCTTCAGGGCCTTACGAAGTTTCGCCATATCAGCGGGTTTGACGAAGCCGAAGATGGTCACACCTTCAAGGTTTTCCAGATTCAGCATGGCCGCACCATCCACAAAGGCATCAAAGCCAAGGGCGGTGGTCACGATGGTCATGGTGG